CCGATCGACCGGGCCAGCAGCGCGGCATTCCCGAAATCACCCCCGGCCTGCCGCTGTTCGCCATGCTGCGGGATTACTCGTTGGCGACGCTCGATGCGGCCAAGGCGGCGGCCTACTACGCCGGGATTATCTACACCGACGCCCCACCGAATGGCGAGACCGACCCGGTCGAGGCACTCGATCCCATCGAACTCGACCGGAACATGCTGCTCACGATGCCCGGTGGTTGGAAGATGGCTCAGTTGCATGCCGAGCAACCGACCGGCACTTATGCGGAGTTCAAGCGGGAAGTCCTCAACGAAATCGCCCGTTGCTTGAACATGCCGTTCAACATCGCGGCCGGAAATTCCTCCTCGTACAACTACGCTTCCGGTCGCCTCGACCACCAGACCTATTTCAAGTCGATCCGCATCGATCAGGCGCGGATCGAAACGGTCGCATTGGATCGCATTCTGGCGGCCTGGTTTGACGAGGCAGTCCTCGTCGACGGTCTGCTTCCGTCCGGCCTCGGCCCAATTGCCGAATGGCCCCACACCTGGTTCTGGGACGGTCACGAGCACGTCGATCCGCAGAAGGAAGCCAACGCCCAAGCGACCCGGCTGGCGTCCCATACGACCACTCTCGCGGACGAATACGCCCGCAAAGGCCAGGACTGGGAAGCCCAACTGCGCCAGCGAGCCAAGGAAATCGCCCTCATGACGGAACTCGGCCTCGCGCCGGCCACCGCCCCCTCACCACCAATCTCGGAGGATCCGAATGCCGACCCTGAAGAAGTCTCGGTCAGCGACGAGTGATATGCCGGCCACGCCGACTTCACTCAACCTCACCGCCACGGCCCAGATTGAGGTCGAGGCGGCGTCTGACGGTGCGGGGACCGCGCTGCCCCGGTTCCAGATGCTGGCCTATACCGGCGGCCCGATGCGGATCGCCGGATGGAAGCACCCGGTGATTATCGACCTGGCAGGACTGGCAATCCCTGCTCAGTCCCGCCCGATTCGATTTGGGCACGACCCGCTCGCCGGCGTCGGGCACACCGACAGCATCCGTGTCGAACAGGGACAGCTGATGGCGTCGGGGGTCGTGTCTCGCGACACGGCGGCGGCCCGCGAGGTCGTGATCAGTTCCAAGAACGGATTCCCCTGGCAGGCGTCGGTCGGCGCGAGCGTCGACGAGTTCGAGTTCGTGAAAGACCACCAGCAGGTGACCGTGAACGGTCGCCAGTACAGCGGCCCCCTCAACGTGGTCCGCAAATCGACCCTTGGCGAGATCAGCTTCGTCGATCTCGGCGCGGACGGAGCCACCAGCGCCAGCGTGGCCGCAATTGCCAATTCCGAATCAGGAGCAGAGACCGTGAACGACACTGACACCTCAACCTTGGACGGGCCGATCACCCCTCCGACGACGCCGGCGACCAGCGTTGTGGCCACGAGCCCCGTCGATGACATCCGCGCCCAAGCGGCGGCCGAAGTCGAACGGATCGCGGCCATCCGCCGCATCTGTTCCGGGAAGAACGCGGGCCTCGAAGCCCGCGCCATCCGCGAAGGGTGGGACGCCCAGCGCATCGAACTCGAAATCCTCCGTTCCACCCGCCCGACCGCGCCCGCTGTCCATGTTCCGGACAACTCGATCAACTGCCAGGTGCTTGAAGCCGCCTGCTTGCTGACTGCCAAGGCGGCCCATGTCGAAGAAGCGTATGACGAGCAGACGCTGGATCTGGCCTCGCGCCGGTTCCGGGGCGGGATCGGTCTGCAGGAACTGCTGCTGGAAGCCGCCTGGGCGAACGGCTACACGGGCCGCAACTTCCGGGACAGCCGGTCGGTGTTGCGGTTCGCGTTCGGACGTGGGATTGAAGCCGCGCTGTCGACCATCGATATCAGCGGCCTCATTTCCAATGTCGCCAACAAGTTCCTGCTCGAAGGGTTCTTCAGCGTCGAACGGACCTGGCGGAACATCTGCGCCGTCCGCAACGTCAGCGACTTCAAGACCGTCACCAGTTACCGCTTGATCGGGAAGGACCAGTACGAACTGGTCGCGCCGGGTGGCGAACTCAAACACGGCACGTTGGGGAACGAACAGTACACCAACAAGGCCGACACGTACGGCCTGGTGCTGTCCATCGACCGTCGGGACATGATCAACGACGACCTCGGCGCGATCACGACTGTCCCTCGTAAACTCGGTCGCGGCTCGGGCCTCAAAATCAACGACGTCTTCTGGACGAACTTCCTGGCCAACAGCGCCTTCTTCACGGTCGGCAACAAGAACTACCTGACCGGGACCGACACGGCGCTGACGATTGATGGGCTGACGAAGGCGGAAGTCGGATTCATGGACCAGACCGACTCGGACGGCAAGCCGGTCGGGATCATGCCGGCCATCGCGCTGGTGCCGACGGCGCTGTCGGCGGTCGGTTCACAGCTCTACAAGTCGCTCGAGCTCCGGGACACGACGGCGAACGCCAAGTTCCCCATCGCCAACCCGCACCAGGGGAAGTTCCGCGTCGAGGTCAGCCGGTATTTGGGCAACGCCCAGTACACCGGCAATTCGGCCAAGGCGTGGTATCTGCTCGCCGAACCGACCGACCTGCCGGTGATCGAGGTCGCGTTCTTGAACGGCCAGGAGTCCCCAACCATCGAAACGGCCGAAGCGGACTTCAATCAGCTCGGCGTTCAGATGCGTGGCTACCACGACTTCGGTGTTGCTCTGCAAGACCCGCGCGGCGGCGTGAAGAGCAAGGGCGAAGTGTAAGCCGCCGAGGGCGGTTTGTGCCTGCGGCAGCCAGAGTCAACCCGAACATAGTTGGAGAACTTACTCATGCCTCAAGCAACGTTTGTGCAAGACGGACGGGCCATCGACTACACGCCCGGTTCCGCCGTGGCGTCCGGAGATGTCGTCGTCCAGGGCGATCTCGTCGGCGTCGTGAAACGCCCGCTCGCGGCCAACGAGGCGGGAGCGCTCGACGTCGAGGGGGTCTTCGACTTCGCCAAGGCGACCAACGTCGCCTACACGGTCGGCACCATTCTGTACTGGGACGACACCGCCAACCTCGTCACCACGACGGCCACGGGCAACAAGCAGATCGGGAAAGTCGTCCGCGCAGCGGCGACGACGGACGCCACCGTCCGTGTCCGCTTGAGCCAGTGATTGGAGGACGCGATGGCCGATCTGCTCGAACGCGGTTCGCGCTGGCTCGAAGACCAGCGCACCAAACACTGCACCCGCGACGTGACTTACGTCCGGGGGGCGGCCTCGGTCGTCGTGCGAGCCACGGTCGGGCGGACGGAGTTCAAGACCGACGACGGCGAGACGGTTCGGATCGAGTTCACGGACAGGGACTTCCTAATCCTGGCGACCGAACTCGTCCTGGCCAGCAACCTGACGACCCCGGAACGCGGCGACAAGGTGCGGGAGTCGCAGGACGGAACGGTCTACGTGTTCGAAGTCATGGACTGGCGGTACTCGGACCCGTACCGGCAGACACTCCGCATCGAAACGAAGCTCGTGGGAACGGAGACCATCTGAATGGCAGTGATCACTGACGTCGCCGATGCCATCGTCGCGGAACTGAACGCGGCGACGTTCAGCCAGCCGGTCACGGCCGCGCGGCACTATCTCGCGCAGTTCGATCTGAAGGAGATGCAGACTCTCCACGTCACGGTCGTGCCGAAGGCGGTCGTGCTGGCGTCATCGGACCGGTCGCGGGGCCAGGGGGATTACAGCGTCGATGTCGCGGTGCAGAAGAAGTTCGAGACGGATGCGAACGTCGAACTCGATCCCCTCACGAACCTCGCCGAGAAGATCGCCGACCATTTCCGCGCGAAGCGCCTGGCGTCCTATCCGAACGCGGCCTGGATCAAGACCGAACAGAGCGTGCTCTATGCGCCGGAGCACATCGAGGAACTGCGGCAATTCACGAGTGTCCTGACATTCACATACAGGGTGCTCCGATGATCGGCATGAAACTCCAACAGGCGAAGGGGCTGTTCTTCGACCGCTTGGCGGTGACGAATGCAACCGATCGCGCCCAGCGCAAGGTGCTGTCGAAGTTCGGGGCGTTCGTGCGGCAGACGGCGCGGACCAGCATCCGCAAACGGAAATCGATCTCGGAGCCGGGGCAGCCTCCCAGCAGCCACACCGGCCTCCTCAAGCGAAATATCTTCTTCGTGTTCTCCCTGGAGTCACGGAGCGTGGTCATCGGCCCGATCCTGCTCAACCAGCGGACCGACGCTCCTCGGCTGCTGGAACACGGCGACACGGTCGTGCGAAAGAAACGAACGAAGCGGGTCCGGATGAAGTATCGCGCCCGCCCCTTCATGGGGCCGGCGTTCGACCGCGAACAACAGAAACTCCCTGAACTGTGGCGGAACTCGGTCCGCTGATTGTGATGAAGGATGATCCCATGCGACTGATGACCTTCGGACTGATCCTGCTCGGCCTGCTGCCCCTGCCGACGGCAATGGCGCAGGACAACCTGGCCGTCGACCTGCCGGTGGAGATTCGCCAGTGGTTCCGCAACCCGGACGGATCGTGCGTGCAATGTTCGATAGGCATGTGCGGCGTCGACCAGAACGTGCCGGCGGCGGCCACATTGCTGTGGGACTCCGAATACGGCTCCCGCGAACGAGGTGGTTCCGGTCCGTCCCGCGTGGCGGACTACTGTAACCGCCGGGGCATCCGGGCCTGGAACGTCGTCGGCGATGATACGTTCGAGTGGATGAAGTGGGCCTGTGCCACAGGCCGCGGCGCGGCCATCGGTGCCGGGGCAAATCATTTTCAGACGCTCGTCGGTTATGACCCGACGTCCGGTCGCTGGTACGTCTGCAACAACAACTCTCCCGAGCGAATCGACAGCTACGACGAGGCTCATTTCCGCCGGTTGCATCTGTCGAGCGGCCCCTGGGTCGTGATTCTCGATTACCCACCCCATCCCGCCCGGCCTGAATACCGCCCGTGGTGGCGCTGACGTGGAGTTCCCGTTCGTTCCCTTCAACCAGGAATCCGATCCATGCGAATGCTGACTGCTTGTGTTCTGTCTCTGCTGGTTCTTCCATCGCTGGTTTCGGCGCAAGCGACTCCCGAGGTCGATCAGGCCGAGGTCCGTCGACTGGGGAACCTGGTCCATCAAATGGGCGTCGGCCCCCAGTCGGATGGGGTGGCCACGTTCCTCGAAGCGATGGGGCCGCCGGCCAGCGATGCCGACAAGTGGTTCATCAGCCTGATGAGCACGCGGGGGTGCGTTCCCTGCCTTCAACTCAAGCAGGCATTCGGCACCGATCCGTGGCTCAAGGCGCTCGCCGATCCGGGCGATCCGAAGAAGTCGTGGTCGCACTTCAATGTCTACGACGCCCAGGACCGGAGCCAGGCCTTTCGCTTCGAGAAGCTCAAGATCGAAGCCTATCCCACCATCCTGGTCCAACCGCCTCGCAGCAAGAAATACGGTGATCCCACAACGGTGGTGTTTCAGGGGACGTATGGCGGCGATCCGAAGCAGCTGGCCACCGACATCACCACGGCCATTCGCCGCTATCTCGCGAAGTTGTCCGAGGCCAAGGCATCGACCGAACCGGTCCCGAGCGTGGGATTCGGAGCGGACCCACCCTGGCAGCCCGCTCCCAAGATCGATCCTGTCCTCCCCGTGTTGCCGTCGCCGGTTACGCCCCCGGTGGACGTGGTCCAGATCCCACCGCCACTGCCGATCACCCCGACGCCAACGCCGACACCCGTGCCGCAACCGGTGACTACGGTCCCCGCGCCCGCACCGGAACCACAGCCTCAACCCAATTACCGTCCCTCGGTGCGACTCGAAGCGGTTGTGGTCACGGACGCGGATCTGACCAGCGACGTGGCCACCGAAACAAGGATTCGTGAGGTGATCGAGAGTCTCCGAAACCAACGCGGTCAGCATCTCAAGGTTCGACGAGTCGATTGGCAAGACGCCTCGACCCGCTATCCGTTGCAGCGCGATGAAGTCCCCGTGGTGTTGGTGACGAGCAACGGACGGATCGAAGACAAGATCTCGGCGGGTTTGTTGCCGTTTGTCGCACCGACCACGCCGACACCGCCCGCAACTCCCACGGAACCGCCGGGTTCGTCCGTGCCGACGCTGGCGACGACCGGATTCGGTGCCTCCGCCATCGCTGCGCTCGCAATTCTGGGATTAACCCTGTGGCGAACCCGCCGTCAGCAGACCGGCCAGCCCACGCTGCTCAACGAAGCTGCATTTCAACAGCTGCTGCAGTCGCTTCAGCGTCTGGAAGAGCGGAAGACCAGCCCGCCCGCCCCGCCCCCTGCGACCACGACGTAATGACCATTCACGAGACGGATTTCTGAGGAGCAAAACATGGGCGTGAAACTCGGCATGGACGCGAAGCTGTACCGGAACACGGGCAGCTATGGGTCTCCCGTTTGGAACGAGGTCAAGAACGTCAAAGACGTGACGCTGAACCTGGAAGCAGGCGAAGCGGACGTCACGACCCGTGGCAACGGCGGCTGGCGAGCCAACATCGCCACGCTGAAAGACGCCAGCCTCGAATTCGAGATGGTCTGGGACACGGCGGACGACGACTTCACCGCCATTCGCACGGCGTTCCTCGCCAATGCGGCGATTGAATTCGCCGTGCTGGACGGTCCCGTGGCGACCTCCGGTTCGCAGGGACTGCGGGCGTCGATGGCAATCACCAATTTCAGCCGGGCCGAGCCGCTGGAAGAGGCGATCAAGGTCAGCGTCACCGCCAAGCCCACCTATGCCGCCAACCCACCCGAATGGATGACCGCCGCCTGACCGCCACGGGCGGTTTGTGCTGCGGCAGCTGGAGGAACCAAGATTCATGCACACGTTTCAAGACACCCAGGGCCGGACGTGGTCCGTCACGATCAACGTCGACGCGATCCGTCGCGTGCGGTCGTTGCTCGACATCAACCTGCTCGACGCCATCGAGGGGAAGTTGCTGGAGCGGCTGGTCACCGATCCGGTCCTGCTCTGCGACATCCTGTTCTCCCTCGTTCAGCCGGAAGCGGAAACCAAGCAGGTGTCCGACGAAGACTTCGGTCGGGCGCTGGGGGGCGATGTCCTCGACCACGCCACGACGGCATTGCTGGAGGAACTGGTCGATTTTTTCCCGAGCGGGAAGCGGACCGTCTTCCGCAAGGCGCTGGAGAAGCTCAAGAAGCTGGAGGGGATCGCCCTGGAGACGGCGACGAAGCGGCTGGAGAGCGACGAGTTGGAACAGAAGATGACCGCCGCGCTGAAGAACCTCGAAGCCGCGTCGATGTTTGGCGACTCATCTGGCAGCTCACCGGCATCGTCGGCCTGAACCCCGGTCCGTTCACACTGCGGGAACTGGTCTGGATGGCCGACGCCAAGCAGACCGACGACTGGAACCACACGGCGGCCCTCCTGGCGATGGCCGCCAACACGCACCGCGATCCGAAGAAGACCCGCCCGTTCAAGCCGGCCGATTTCCATCCCGGAACCAAACGCACCCAGCGACCCCAGGAACCGCATCCGAAAGTCGACATCACGATCTTGAAGACGGTCTTTGTGGACCGTGGTCCTTTCCCGAGGTGATCCCCGATGGCATCGAGCCAAGGCATCCGCGCCGGCAAAGCGTTCGTCGAGCTATTCGCCGATGACACGAAGCTCGTGCGCGGACTGCGGGCGGCCGAGAAGCGGCTCAAGGCGTTCGGGGCCGGGGTGCAGTCCATTGGCACCAAGCTGTTCGGTCTCGGGGCGGCGGCCGTCGCCCCGCTGCTGGCGACCACGAATGTGTTCGCCGACATGGGGGACCAACTGGCCAAGATGTCGGCCCGGACCGGCATCTCGGTCGAGGCGCTCTCCGAACTGGGCTACGCGGCCGAGCAATCGGGTGCCGATCTGGAATCGCTCGAAGGAGGCGTCCGCAAGATGCAGAAGTTCCTGGTCGAAGCGGCGCAAGGATCGAAAGGGGCGGGCGACACCCTCGCCAAACTCGGCCTGCAGCTGTCGGACCTCGGTCGCCTGACCCCGGACCAGCAGTTCGAACTCCTGGCCGACCGCCTCTCGAAGATCCAAGACCCGGCCATCCGTGCGGCCACCGCGATGGAGGTCTTCGGCAAGACCGGGACATCACTGCTCCCCCTGATGCAGGACGGAGCGAAAGGGATCGAAGCCCTTAAGCAGCAGGCCCGCAACCTGGGGTTGGTGATCAGCACCGAGGACGCCAAGGCGGCCGAGACGTTTGGCGACACGCTCGACGACCTGTGGAAGGTGATCAAGAGCGGCGTGTTCGCCATCGGCGCGGCACTGGCCCCGTTGCTCCAAGACCTGGCGACCAGTGCCATCCGCGTCGCCAAGGTGACCGCCGACTGGGTCCGGCAGAACAAGGGCCTGATCGTCACGGTGTTTAAGATCGCGGCCGGAGTCGCCGCCGCCGGCGTGGCGCTGGTCGTGCTGGGGACGCTGATCTCCGGCGTCGGCGCGGCGTTTGGTGTGGTGGCGTCGATCATCACCGGCATCGGCACGGTATTGGGAGTCCTGGGCACGGTGATCGGGGCATTGCTGTCCCCGATCGGTCTCGTTTCGGCGGCGGTCGTCGGACTCGGCGCATACCTCTTATATGCATCCGGTGCCGGGAGCGAAGCATTGCAGTGGCTGGCGGACGCTTTCAACGCCCTGAAAGACGACGCTCTCGCCGCGTGGCAGGGAATTGGCGATGCCCTCGCGGCGGGCGATCTGGCGCTGGCCGCCAAGATTCTGTGGCTGACGCTCCGCATGGAATGGCAGAAAGGGGTCGCATTCCTGCAAGAACACTGGATCGCCTTCAAAGAGTTCTTCCTTTCCCTCGCCACCGATGCGTTCTATGGGGTCGTGGGTCTGCTGATCGATGCTTGGACGGTCTTCATGTCCGGCCTCACTAAGGGCTGGAACACGGCGCAGAACTTCATCAGCAAGGGCGTGCTGCGGTTGATGAAACTGTTCGACTCGAGCCTGAACGTCGACGAGGCCTCGAAAATCCTCGACGAACAATT